TACAGCAAGTTGGAGTGGCAATTTATTTAATGGAGATATAGTTTATCCACTTGCAGACTATGGTAGTGGATATCAATTTACACAAGGTTCAGATAATTTATTTGGTATGGATGACCAAGATGGTGCATTATGTGTTCAAAACTTCAAACCTGCAATTAGGATTAAACCTGTATTAGATGCAATCTTCACAGAGGCAGGATATACATACTCATCATCATTTATGGCACAACCTATGATAGACGACATTTATATGGTTTGTAATAATTCATTAAAATATCCTGAATATAGTGCTGTTGATTTGGAAACATATGGTAAAATAAAAATAGGTGCAATATCAGGTAGTGGTATGACAAACATAACTTTAGCATCTGGTAGTTGGACAACTTTACCTTGGTATAATGAATTTTCTGACCCACAAAACTTTTATCAAAATGGTGCATATAGAGTTGAGCAAACGACTAATCTAAAAGGTGCACTAAATATAAACATAAATGTAAGTTGCTCGGTAAATAATATGCCTGGTACACTTTCAGCAAATGGAACATGGCAAATAAGAATGTTAGAGACAGGTAGTTCAACACCTTATTCAACTCAAGCAGTATCATCATATATAAATTTCTTTGACCAACTACAACAAAGTAGGGGTGCAACTGGTATCAATACAACATATGAGTTAGCAAGTGAGTTTAAGTTTAATAGTATACCAGCAGGTAATTATTATTTTCAATTAAGACAATCTCCAAATAATCCTCCACCAACTGTTCAACCATTGGTGACATTAGACCCACAATCAACAACTAAATCTTTTTTAGAAATTAGAGAAGTTAAACAGGCTGCTGATGGTAGAGTTATGGACATACCTTCTAATATGCCATTTGGTACAGTTGGAATTAAACAAATAGATTTTATATTAGGTTTACAAAAGAAATTCAATTTAGTAATTTATCCAAATAGAACAAAGTTAAATCAGTTTATAATTGAAACATTTAATGATTGGTATAAAAGAGGAGAGATAAAAGATTTTAATAAATACATTAACTTAGATAAAAACATAGAAGTAATACCTGCAAACAATTTAGCAGTTAATAAATTAAACTTTGGAGATACATTAGATACAGATTATATTTCACAACAATTTAGTAAAGCTGCCAATAGAGAATATGGTAAATCTTATTATGTAGATACAACTAATTTTTATTCACAAGGTGAGTATAATGTAAAAACTACATTTGCATCTGACCCATTGATAAGAATTGCAGGAACTGGTTTATCAGGTAGTGTTTCTAATATAAACCCAACACCTACTGCATTCTTTGCAGGTAATGTGAAATTAAGTTCAAATCCTAATCCAATTTATGTATGTAGCTCACCGATTTCAACTAATGTATATACACTAGATGGTGCATTCACACCAGGTCAGATTTTATTCTATGACCAATATGCAACATCAACTGTAACTGGATTTAGGTGGTTTAGTAAAGGGCCTGGAATTTCAACAACTGCAGTTAATACTACAACCGGAATAATAGGAAGCGATACCTTTTACTCCTGCTAAAATAAAATATTATGAGTCAAATAATTCCAATATACATACCAACATTCATTAGTGACCAAAACTATAATCCAAGTAGAGTTTTACCACATTTGTATTTCTATAATGGATTGATAGATTGTGAAACTTACTGGATTGAAAGTGGGTCAGCTACTTTTGGTGGTGTAACATATCAACAAAATGCATTTCCATACTTTGACAATTATAATGTAGTAACAGGTAGTTTTCCAACAACAGATAGTGAGTCATTACTTTTTAATAATGAGAATGCATCATATGGAGAAATACCAACAGGTAGTCTTTATACACAATATTGGCAAACTTATATTTCACTTCTTTATAATCCTAAAACAAGATTATTAACTGCTGAAGCAATTATACCTCTTGCTGATTATTTTAAGATGGAACTTAACAATGTTGTAAACTTTAAGGGTAATTATTATCATTTAAGAGCAATAAACGATTACTCATTAAAAACAGGAGAGTGCACATTACAATTATTAGGGCCTATCATTAGGGATACTATAAGTGATTTACAACCAGAACCACCTGCTCCTCCAACTGCACCTGCAACTGCATCTATTAAGTTGGCAGAATATAACGCAAGTCCAACTGCATTTTTAGATGCAAACTTAATTGTATCTGGAACCGCTTATTATTTTAGTGGTGACTTTACACAAAGTATTTCAGGTGGAGCAACCGCTAATGTAACATTAGAAGCTAAAGATGGTGGTTCAACTGTATGGGGCCCGTATACAACTTCATCTGCAACATTAACGATTTTTGATAATGGAAGTTTAATTCAAAGTGCTTCACTTTTAGTATTTTCAGGAAGTGGAGATAATGATGTTACATTCCCTATAACTTTTACTGCAGGACATAATTTTACAATTACAGGTAGCACTGCACCTGTTACAGGGTCTACACCACCAGCAACAGGTAGTGCAGATTTAGATTGGTCTTATAGTGAAACAGGTGGAGCCAATGGAACTATGGATTTATATATAAATGGTTTTGCTGTTGAAAGCAGAAGTAGTACAGCAAGTGGAACATATTTGGTTTATCCAGGTGATACAATTTATGTAGACTTACAAATAGTGACTGCATGTGGTTCACCTGATACATACGCAAATATTGAGGTAAATGGAAATATATTAACCGACCAAGATTGTGCTAATAATGCAGGAGTATCTTTGACTACATCAACATATACAGTATTAAGTGGTGATATAGGTAGCACATTGACTTTGAATACATTCGCATCATGTGATGGTGGATGTTTATAATCACTTATTTATAAAACAAAAAGTGTTTTTATAATATGATAAAAGGTATAATAGAATTATTGAATACAGGTGACCACTATGGTACATCTGAAAGGATTGATATAGCAAAAGGTAAATATCAAATACCTACAACATGGAAAGACTTATGGAAATATATTAAAAGAACATTATGGCAGAGAAGAAAGTCAAAGTAAAGATTGATGTAGAAACTAATGCAGAAGGTTCAATTGCTCAATTAAAAGAATTGAAAAGACAATTGAAAGAAGTTGCTGCAGGGTCTGAGGATTTCAAAAGAATATCAAGAGAAATCAAAAATGTTGAAGATGCATTAGAGGAAGCTAAAACAGGTGCAAAATCATTTGTAGACCAATTAGAAGAAGCTCCTGGTCCAATTGGTGCAATTGCAGGTGCATTTAGAAAGTTAGAAATAGCTACTAAATCATTTGGTGCTGCATTCAAAGCAGTAGGTATTGGTTTAATCGTATCATTAGTAGCAGGATTAGCAGCGGCTTTATCAAAGTCTGAAGACACAATGAAAAAGTTTGAGCCTATTCTTATTATGTTTGAACAGGCTTTGAATGGTATATTAGGTGCATTACAACCACTTATAGATGGATTTATAGAATTAGCAATGGATGTAATGCCTTATGTAACAAAAGCATTTAAGGTAGTTTATTCAGCAGTAACAGCAGTATTCCAATCAATAGGTAAGTTAGGTTCGTCAATTGTAAAATTATTCAAAGGAGATTTCAAAGGTGCATGGGAGGATGCTAAATCATCTGTAACAGGATTTAGTGATAACTACGAAGCAGCAGTTGAAAGATTTGAGAAAGGTCAAAAGAAAATGACTAAAACTCAAAAGGAAAACTTAGATAAACAAGCAAAAGATAGAGATGATGCTAAAAAGAAAAGAGAAGAGGAGTTAAAAGAATTAGAGGCAGGCCAAGAGGAAGCAATGAAAACTCTTATGGCTGAACAAGAAAAAGAGATATACGAAACTCAAAAGAAGTATGCAAATCTTATTTATCTTGCAACAAAGTATGGTGAGGATACAAAATCACTTAAAGATGCACAGGCAAAAGAATTAGCAGCAATTGATAAAAAGTACGCAGATGAGGAGTTAAAGAAAAAAGAAGAGAAAGATAAAAAAGATAAGGAAATTGCAGATAAAAAAGCTGAGGACGAAAGAGGAATAAAGGCTACTGGATTACAGGCAGCATTTGAAGATTTGGATAGAAAGAATAAACTTGCCGATGCTGATTTTGAACAAGACTTAGCAAGAATAAAAGAACAAAGAGGTATACTTGCTGAACAAGAAGCAAATGATTTATCAAATACTAATCTTACAGAGTTCCAAAGAACTGAAATTAGAAAGAAGTATGCAGACCAAAGAATTGCATTAACGGATTTAGAGATTGCAACTGAAAAGGCTGCAGCACAAGCCAAAGCAGAAATCAATATGGCTTACTTGGGATTGTTTGAACAATTTGGTAATCTATTAGGACAAATTGCAGGTAAGAATAAAGCATTAGCAATTGCAGGTATTGTAATATCACAAGCTGCAGCTATTGGACAAATCGTTGCAAGCACAGGTATTGCAAATGCAAAAGCAGTATCAGCATCTCCATTGACATTTGGTGCACCATGGGTACTAATCAACACTATATCAGCAGGTTTGAGTATTGCATCAACAATTGCATCTGCGGTTAAATCTATACAACAAATCAACTCTGCAGCATCATCTGCAGGTGTAACAGGTGGTGGAGGTGGCGGGTCAGTTGGTTCTGCACCTACAATACCTACACCAAAAGTTGGAGGAACTACTGCACCTGAAATACAAACAGGTCAAGGTATAAATCCATCAACACAAATTGCACAATCAATCAATAGAGCACAAGCTCCGTTGAAAGCATATGTAGTTAGTGGTGAAGTTTCATCACAAATGGCTTTAGATAGAAGAACGAGTAGAGCAGCAACATTTGTTGGGGGATAATGATTTTTTCAAACTATAATGTTTTTACTATATGAAATTGTATGAATTAACGATAGAGGATAATGAGGATGAGATTTTTGCGATATCAATCGTAGAGTCTCCTGCTATTGAGTCTGACTTTATGTATTTTGGAAAAGAGACACAAATGTTTGCAGCAGTTGATACTGAACAAAGAATGTTAATTGGGCCTATTTTAATACCTGATAAACATATATTGAGAGTGGATGGTGAAGGACAACCTTACAATGTATTCTTTACAAAAGATACTGTTAAGAGATTAGCACAAATGTATCTACAAAAGAAATACACAGATAAGGCAACATTGGAACATGATAGCAATATCAAAGGCGTAGACTTAGTTGAGTCATGGGTTAAAGATACACCATTAGATAAAAGTAATGGGTATGGATTAAACTTACCAAAGGGAACTTGGGTAGGTATGTTCAAAGTAACGAATGATAAGATTTGGAATGACTATGTAAAAACAGGTAAAGTAAAAGGATTTTCAATCGAGGGCCTGTTTAGCCACAAATTGATTAAAGCATCCTTAGAAGAAATTATAGAAAAAGAAATTACTGAATTATCAGATGTTGAAGCCAATGTAATATTGTCACATCTTAAAGCATTGATTAAAAAAGATAGTAGGTATAAAGTAGGTAAGAGAGTAGAGATGGAAAGTTATTCGGACTATCCAGATGGTGTAAAGAATAATGCTAAAAGAGCATTAGAGTATGCAGATAAGAATGGTTGGGGTAGTTGTGGAACTCCTGTTGGAAAACAAAGAGCAAATCAATTATCAAAGGGAGAACCAATTAGTGTAGATACTATAAAGAGAATGTATTCTTTTTTAAGTAGACATGAAGGAGACTTAGAGACATCAACTGCATACGGAGACGGCTGCGGAAAACTTATGTACGATGCATGGGGCGGTAAAGCAGCATTAGGTTGGAGTAGAAACAAATTAAGAACTTTGGGTTTATTAACAGAGACAGAAACACAACCAAGTATTGCATCATCTTATCCAGGACAAAAAGCTAGTGGTAGCATTGCACCTGCATTATTAGATTAACTATGAATGAAAATACTTACATAAAGAACTTAGAGAAATTTGCACTACCATCGGTATCAATGACTAAGTTTAGAAATATGTTGGAAAGAAGTTCAGCAGGTAATCCAATGTTTATAAAATGGAGAACTGCAATAGCACCAACACATAGAGCAGCTTATGAAATGCATTGGGGTAGATTTTTTAGTAATTCTGACCAAAGTATTACAAAAGAAGAAGAGGGTATGGTGAACTTAGTTGCACCTACTACGAGAGAAGGGTGGAGAACATTAACATACGATAATATATCCTCATTTAAGTTTGAGGGAAAAACATATACAATAAATTAAAAATAAAATAAAATGAGCAAAGTAATTAACTTAGCAGGTAATGTAGAAAACGGACAATTTTCAGGTGGACAAAATGTAACAGGGTCAAGCCCAATTGGTAGTTTACCATTTGTTGCAAGTGGATTGTATGTTGGACAAGTAGGAAACTTAACAGTTCAAACTGTTGATGGTTCTATTATCACATTTGTATCTGCATCAGGATTTATTCCAGGTTTAATCACAGGTGTATCTTCTTCTTTTTCAGGAAGTATAGTTGCATTAAGATAAAATAAAAGACTATGTTGTATTTAAGAAATACCAATCAATTGCAATCTCTTTCACAACAAGTGAATAGAGGCCCTGCGGATACACCTCCTGTGCCACCTACACCAGTAACTTCAAGTTATTTTGATGGTTTAGGTAGACAAGCGTATTCGGCATATATTGACCCATTTACAAACCCTAATGGGTATGCTACCGGGTCAACAACAGGAAGTTTAGTAGCAGACTCTGGGTCTTTACAAGCAATATTTGCATCAGGGTCGGCTAATATATCTAATCAATGGTTAGGATATTTCAAAGCATCAACAAATGAAACATATTCATTCTTTTTAGAAAATGATGATAATGCTGTATTATGGTTAGGTAATGCTGCAACTGCATCTGTATTGACAACAGGTAGTGCAGTACTTAAATCAGTAACTGGTCGGCCAGGTAATACGGGAAGTATTTCATTAACATCTGGAAGTTATTATCCTATGAGACTACAATATGCAGATGGAGCTGGTGATAGATACTTTACTTCAAGCTTTAGCACACCAACAATAACAAAGACTACTGATTATACAAATTACACATTTTGTAATACTTCATCATTAGGTTTCTAAAAAATATAAATTATGCCAATACCAAAACCACAAGGAGGAGAAAAAGAAGATAAGTATATTAGTAGATGTATAAGTGAAATCAGTAGTGAATATGATGTTGAAGGACAGGCATATGCAGTATGTAAAAGCACATACGATAAAGATAAGATGTCAAAGATAACCGATACTATGAGTAAAGTAATGTCAAGAGTGGCATACGATACAAAGTATAAAGGTATAAATCTAAAAGATGCAAATGACCCTTGCACCGAAGGTTACGAGCAATATGGAATGAAAGATATGGATGGTAGACAAGTCCCTAACTGCATTCCAATTCAAGAACCAAAATAAAATAACATGATGCACTTATTCCGAAAGGATAAATTCAATTCAACTCTTTATGATATGGAATTGAAATTGGAGGCACAACAAAAACAGATAAACGAACTAAGAGAATTAGTTTTACAATTATCAAAAGAAATCAACTCACTCACAATTGAAGTGAATTATTTATCAAACGAAAAATACGGAAAAGGATTATAATGGCAAAAGGAATGAATGTACAAGTAAAGGTACTAAAAAGTAAAAAGAAAGGTAAAGCTAAAAAAGGAAAAGGGCCGAAGGATAAACCCGTAAAAAAGAATGTTGGACAAGGTCGTTAAAATCCCCACAAAATAGGTTATAACCTAAATTAAGAGACTTTATTTGTAAAGTAAGGATAATATACCAAAAGTAACTAAACCCTCAGGAATGGGGGTTTTTTCATATCCATACTTTTATCTACGAAAATCTTCGTTTTTCACTTCGGTAAATAGTGTGAGTTATACATAGTAAAAAATCATAATATGGTCAAAATACCCTATTTTTCGTAACTGGTTGATTATCAACGAGTTATGCATTTTAACACAATTTTAACATATTTTTAGCTAATCAATTGATTATCAACGAGTTATGTAAAATCTGTCATATATGGTAAAAATATATGTATAACTCATTGATACTCAATAAAGAATTTTTGGGATTTTGACAAATCGTCTCATAAATGATTAGGTAGGTAAATAAATTTGTCGTATCTTTATGTATTAGGTCGTGAGACTATGACCTCTTATATATGTGGATAAAATGTGGATAACTTTTACCATATAGATTAGGTAAATACCAATAATTGTCGTATATTACCTTATCAAACCCACACAATAGGGGATATATAAAAATATTGTAATATAACAAAAAGTGAAAGAAACACTATAAAATGAGTTTTAGTATGATTATAAAAAATAATAACCGATTTGACCCCAATTCTCTAAACTATCAACATAGTAAGTTAAAAGAAACTTTTGGTATTCCTATCCATTTTAGAGAAAGAACTGAACAAAGATTTAATGTTCCATTAGAAACCTTATTAGATAATGTATGGAGTCATACACCTTCTATTGAGGGATTACCTACTAGCCTGTCTAACCAATGTTTAGAGACCTTAAATAGAAAAGATAGTGACGGAATAGAAAAACGATTTTTAATAAATGACGAACACAATTGTATTTTCGTATTAAAGTCAAATAGATTTAGTTGGTCAACTTGGGGTAGAGAAAGACCAAAACCTGAATGGTGGTGTGATTGGAATATCGTTACAGTATATCCGTGTATCGGTGGTGTTTGGTTAGAGAAAGAAGAAACACCAAAAGAAAGAATAAAAGTTGGAAATAAATATTATTACATATAAATTAAACAAAAATGAAAGTAAATTACAAAGTCATAGTTTATGACATTAAATGGAACGATGAAAACTACCAAAACAATTGGTTTGAGATTGAAGGTTATGAAAACAAAAATATTGATATTGAGTCAATATTAGACCAACAAGAACAAGATTGTAATGAAGATGAAGATAGAGACGATTTATGTATTAAAACATACGAATACAAAATAGAATTAAGTAAATAAAAAACAAAGGGTGGTGACCTACACTATTTTTTATGAACAAAACAACAAACAAAATGTCAAAGACAAAACAACAAACACAAATGGTATCAAAGTATTTAACACAAAAACAAATTGACTCATTCAAAGTAGTGAACAATGGTGAAGAATTAGGTAAAGTAATTCTCTCACAACAAACAAAGAATGAGGAAATGTTTGAGTCAACATCAGGTTATGATGATTTCTACTTTATATTAAAGGTAAAGAAGTCTGGTGAACTTACTATTACAGTAGGTGGTATTATGGGTTTTAGTGAGACCAATTATAATCTTATGTTAGATACAACGGAAGGTTTATCAAACGATGTAGTTCGTTTAATCAAATCAAATATCAAAAGTATGTCTAAGTATTTGTGTCACGGAACATCAGTTAAATAATCAAAAAACGGGGAGTGAAAATCTCCCCAATATTTTAATAAACAAACAAAAAACAAAATAATGAAAAACACATTAGTAAAAGACAACTTTGAAGAATTATCAAAGTTAAACGAAAAAGACAGAGAAATAGTAATTGACTACTTTAACACATGGAGTGAAACACAACCATGTTATTATATAGATGGTCTTACAATCAAAGAAAGGTTTGATAGATATTTCCTTAAATGGATTGAAACAAAAGTAGATTTGAGTGGAAATGACTTTGGTAAAGTGATAGATTATGTAGAGAAAGATATGACATTGATTGAGTCACATGAATATGATGTAGATATAATAGTTGCAGTATATAACCAAGAAACAACTGAGAATTGTGATTTGGATAATATGTGTGAAGAATTATTACAATATGCATTAGAAGAAACTGCATAATACAAATACGGGAAGTGAAATACCTTCCCAATCTTTTTAATAAACAAAAACCTCGATAGTCCCGTAGGTAAACAAACGGAACAAAAACAACATGAATAGAAGTATTCTTAAAGAACTGAACAAAAACCTTAGTAAAAACCATTATGTCCGTAAAATCCAAAGTGGTAAGGTATTCTTCGGTGTATCATTATCAACATTGGTTGACCCATCAAAAGTGGATGAACGTGGTGTAGATACATTTTCATCATTAGAGGTTGATAGTGATGGTGAAATGGTAATTAAAGAAATAGATAAAAAGAACATTAAGTCTATTGACATCAAAGATAATTTCGGTGTCACAATGGAACTTGTACACAATGTAAAACAAAGTGATAAATACACATTCCTTATTAAAATTGAGGAGGTTGAATTAGAAAAGAGTGATGAGTTAGATAAGCCTATCATACGAGTTAAGAGTAATTGTATAATGCCGTTTTGGATTGATGGTTCTGACGAGATGTTCAAAACAATACAACAAAGTGCAATTGAACAATGTGTTGATACTGTATTAGGAATTATCGTAAATACATCTGATGTTCAGTTCGCCGGTGTTAAGGTGGAAGGATGTGGTGAATATTTGGATACTTCCAATAGAAGTAAGTTGTTAAAACAATTACCAAAAGTATCGTAATCAAAATAGGGGAAGTGAAATACCTTCCCCTTTTATTAAACAAACAAGTTATGACACAAGAACAAATGGAACATGCATTGAAAGTAATGTATGAGGAAATCAAACAACTCAAAGTTGAAGTGAAAGGTTTAGAGACAACATTAGATATGTTTTATACAATAGACTTAGACGGAACAACAAAGAAAAGAGATTATTGGAATACTGATAATCACAAGAATAGATAATTAAAAAACAAAGTCCCTAACGGGCAACAACATGACAGTAGAAAAAATAATAGACCATATTGAAAGTGATATGAGAGTTTGGGAAAGTAAGAAAAGTGAATTGTGGAAAATAAAAGACCAGAAGATACAAGGGTCTAAAAAATCGTGGAGGGAGGCTAATATAAGTTATTCTGCCAAAGTTCAATGTCTACAAGACCTCTTAATATTCATTGACACAAATAATTCAAAATCATAAGTTATGACAGTAAAACAAATACAAAAGATAGAACAAATCGTAGAGGAATTAGATAAATTAAAAACTCATGCACATTGGAGATTAGATTTACATAATGATTGGTGGGGCAAAACAGGTTTCAATGAGATATTTAAGAATGTAGATAATATGATTGATGACCTATATGACCATGATACAAAAGACATTATGGATATGGGATTAAATGAACTTTCAATTCCCAACGATGTTGAATAAGTTTTGGGAGAGTGAAGATACTACCTTTGATTTACAAAGATGTAAGGATAACTTTATATCCAATATGGATTTTATTGCATCCATGTCAGTTGAGGAACAAACCCTATATAAGAAGTGGATAGAACTAAATGGGGATTTACTCTCAAACTTTGAGAAACTCCCCCGTTTGAGTTCCTATTACGATTTACTATGGTTTCCTACCGATATGTCAAACTACGATTTAACGATAAGTGAAATCAATTCATTAGAACCATATGCTGAAATAGCTAATGACAATGAAACTAATAGATGGATTGGTATTAGAAAACTAATTCATACTATGAGTTATGATACAGGTGTAGGTCGTAATATGAAAGTATATATCAAAGATAGAAAGACAGGCAAGATATTAGGTTTAATCAATTTAAGTTCAGATGTCACAAGTTTAGGTGTTAGAGATAAACACATAGGTTGGACTAAGGATAATAAGTTTGTTGATGGTAAGTTAAACAATACTACAATAGCATCTACAATCGTTTCAGTTCAACCATTGGGATATAATATGTTAGGTGGTAAGTTAGTATCATTACTTGCAACATCACCTGTAATTAGAGATGAGTGGTATAAAAGATATAACGATGTCCTTGTAGGAATTACTACAACATCTTTGTATGGTATTCACTCACAATATAACGGACTACCTAATTTCAAAACATTAGGTGAGTCAAAAGGAATGATTAGTATTAAACCCGATGATAGTGTGTATGAACCCATGCATCACTATGTAAAAGAGTTAGACCCTATATGGTATGCAAAAGCAATGCTTGCAACTGGCCCTAAACAAAATGTATTAAAAAGAATATTCAAAGAGTTTGATATTAAGCCGGATAAATACAATCACGGATTTAAGAGAGGTATTTATTTTGCAGGTATGTATGAAAATGGTAATGACTATCTTTGTAGTAAAATTGAAGTGAAAGATTTAATCTTAAAACCTAAGTTTGTAGATGATACTAAGATGATACAATGGTGGAAAAAACATGCAGTAAGTAGATACACAAAACTCTATAATGAAAGTAGATTAAAGAATGAAACCCTATATTATATTGATGTAATCGGTATGACATGGGATGAATGTAAAACAAAATACCTACAAGAAGTAGGTAGATAAAAATAAATAATATGAATAAATTACAAACTATCCGTACCTTTATCAAAGATAAGAGGACTGATATAAAAGAAGAACGACAGGTTATGTATGAGAAATTACAGGCCGATGAATATGAAAACAAATATGAATATTGGAATAGATTTCATGAGACAAGAGGTGAATTGAAGATGTTGAAACAAATAGACTCATTCGTAAACTTTCAGTTAAACACCGAAAAGTATTCACCATATGTTGATGATGACTTAGATTTCATACCGAATGATGATGAACATATCCCACCAATTGATATAGATAATTGGAACATACAATAATAATTAGTTAAGTTACTGCCATTTCTTAACTACCCCCTACTCAAAAGGTAGGGGTTTTTTTATGCCCAAAATAAACTTATCCACATTTGGTAGTTTCAAATTATTTTTGTATATTTAATATTGTACGAAAGTATGGGGGCTCTGTTAAGGTAGGCGACACTCAATTCAGGAAGTTGTTTATTATTATATTCTCTCTCTTATCACTTCATTTTTATATGAGGGGGGTAAGGGGGGTGTAAGATAAACAACATCTAATTCAGAAACGAAAACAGTAACACAGTAACAGTAAAGCAGCACTGAATAATTAAAGTGAAAGATTATAAAATAAATTAGGAAATATCAAAAAAAAGTTGTAACTTCCAGAAAGCAAAGCATAAAGCAACTAAACACTAAAAGATTAAATCTAAAATATTAAATACAAAATTAAAAAAGAATGTTTTTATTTAGTAAGAACTTAATAAATACTTTATCAGCATTTAGCTATTAACATATAAAGTGTTCTTACAATATTATTCTCAGTAATAAGTTCCACGAAAGTTTGTGCCATCTCTGACTGGAACACGACCCCTTGATTAAACATCAGGGGGTTTTTTCGTTTGGTAAAAAATCTAGTATTTATATTAAGAGAAGTTTGGTAATATCAAATCTTTTTCGTATATTAGAGTATAACAAAAAACAAATTATATGGCACAATTAAAATGTAGCAAGTGTGGTGAAACAAAGTCCACTACGAAATTCAACAAAGAAAGTAAATCAAAATCAGGGTATCAAGCATATTGTGTTTCCTGTAAAAAAGATATTCATGGAGAATATATGAAAGGTAATAAATCATGTCTTCTATACAGGATTATAAATCCATTAGGTGACACATACATTGGTAGTACACAAAGATTATTACATTTAAGATTTTTAACACACAGAGCAGATTACACTAGACACTTAAAATATGGTACTGAAAAGTTTCCACTATTATATAAATCATTTGATAAGTGGGGAATAGATACACATACATTTGAGTTAGTTGCCGATTTAGGTAATATCAGTTCACAAGAATTAAGAGAACTTGAAAGTAAAATGATTATAGCATTAAAGAAGAATGGTAAATCATTAAATGTAAATAACTAATGTGTATAATTAAAGTTGGAAATATAGTATCTGCGGTGTTAGATATTGTATTCTTAGGTAGAGCCAAAGACATTGCAGGTTTCATTGCAATCAAATTATTCAATAAACAATCGTGTGGATGTGCCGAAAGACAAAGTGCAATGAATGCATTCTTTGGATGTCCAGATGGTATTAAACTATAATATGAAGAAAGACTTAATCATTTCAGCATGTGCAAATTACACACCTGACAAGATAGAACAATATGTAAACTCAATACATGAAAGTGGATTTACAGGAGATAAGATAATGATATGTTATAACTTGTCAGAAGAAACACATTTATACTTAAAGAGAATGGGATGGGGATGTGTCACATCGGTACTACAAGGACACCCTCATATGAAAAGGTTAATTGATACATGGTATGTATTAGAACAAAATCCATTCAAAGAAGATTATCGTTATGTAATAACTACTGATGTTAGAGATGTAGTATTCCAAACTAATCCATCGGACTGGCTTAATAATTTCTTTTATACAGGTATGGAATGGAATAATGGAATTGAAGTTATTATTGCATCAGAAGGTTTAACATATAGTGAAGAGGAGTGGGGAATGAAAAATATGTATGAAGGATATGGAGAGACTTATTTAGAGTGGATTAAACCAAAAGAGATAGGTAATGTAGGAATTATATTAGGTAAGGCAGAAGGGGTTAAAAACCTATTACAATTGAATTACTTAGTATCACAGGCAGGAAACACTCAACACTTTACAGACCAATCAAGTTTGAATTTAATTATACACAATGAATTAGTAAAGGATAAGATTAAGATATCAAAGGATGTATGTTTACAAGTTGGAACAAGAGGTGACGATTTTGAAATAAAAGATAATAAAGTAATGAATGGTGAAGAAGCATTTCCAATAGTACATCAATACGATAGAAGTGATAAACTTAATTCTTTATACCAACATTTGAAATCAACAATGCCTGTACCAAAAGAAAATATATTCATACCACCAACAGATGCAATACCAAAACTTAAAATGTTAAAAAAATAATATGAATAGAACGGATGTAATAAATTACTTAATAGAAAAATACGAATACAAATCTTATTTAGAGATAGGTGTTCAGTATCCACAATCTAATTTCTTTAAGGTAAATGCAGAATACAAAACAGGAGTAGAACCTTTTCCTGTTGCTGATATGTTAAATAAAAGTATTGTTGAACTAACATCAGATATGTTTTTCAAATCATTAGAAGCAGATGTTAAGTATGATATAATCTTTATTGATGGATTACATACAAGAGAACAATGTCTAGCAGATATTCTTAACTCACTTAAACATCTTTCAGACAATGGAACTATATTGGTGCATGATTGTTTACCTACTGCAGAATATCAAACAACACATGAAGATAATGGTAGAGAGTGGACAGGTGATGTTTGGAAGTCTATTGTTGACATTAAAGAAAAAGATGGATTAGATGTATCAACAATAGATACGGACTGGGGAATAGGATGTATTAGACTTAATGCAGACAATGTTGGTTTTGAAAATCCAATTGATTTAACTTGGGAAAACTATGAATTACTTAGACATGAATTATTAAATATAAAAACAATAGACCAATGGAAAAATTCTCTATAATCATACCAACAATATGGAAATCAGAATACACAATGGAACTATTAGAAAGCTATTCCAAATCGGACTATGTAGGTGAAATTATTTTAATTGATAATGCAACAACCAAAGATATAGTAATGGATAAACTAATCCATATAAAAGAGCATCATAACACATATGTTAATCCAGCTTGGAATAAAGGAGTTAAGTTATCTAACTATGATAATATAACAATCAGTAATGATGATATACTTTTTAATGTAGATGAGTATTTTAATTATATGACACAATTAAATCCATTTGCAGATTATGGATACATCGGCTCTCATTCAGAAAACTATGAGTTAACTGAAACAACTGATGTAAGATTTGAACCATATGATAATCAAAATAACTTTGGTGGATGGGGATGTCTATTTTCTTTTCATAAATCTAAATGGAGAGATATACCAAACGAATTAAAGATTTGGTATGGTGATAACTTAATACATGCATGGCATAATCCTATCTTACAATTGAGAGGATTTAAGATGGAAACTAAAATGTCTACATCATCTGACGATATGAGTGTTAGAGATATTAGAGATAGAGATACTCAACTTTGGAATGGAATAATCAAATAAATAATATGAAATACGCAACATCTTGCACTGAGCAAATTACAACACAAAACATAACAATCATAAAAAAACCATAATATGGAAACAACAACAATTACATTAGACAAACCAATTGACAAAGATGCACTATACTTTATTGATTGGAGTAAGTTAAAAGACATCAATGATTTAATAATGATAATCGCATCGTTAGGTATTAGTATGTCACCAATGCATCCTGCATGGAAACAGATAGAACATTTAATGGACTTGGACAGACCTGTTAAACCAGGACAACCTAACCAACCTGAAATGAAACCACTTGAATTACCTAAATTGAAACAAGTAAAGTAATGTTAAGTGAAGAAGAATTGAAAGAACTAAAAGAAGTCCTTGCAAGTATAACAACTCACATACCTGAAAATCAAGCAAGTTATATTTGGAGGATGTATAATAAAGTAGGTGGAGACCATGGCAACCAACCTTGTATGTGTGGTTCAGCAGCAAAGTATTGGAAAGAGGCAGTAGATACTCTAAACAATTATATTAAAACAAAATGATAACAGGCAGTTTATGTTTGGAATGTGAAGAAAGACTAAGTAATTTATTTATTGAGTCACATGGTTGGTTAGTTAAACATGCAAAGAAACTAACTAAGTCACAAGAAGAGTCCGAGGATTTAGTTTCTGACTTATATGAATACTTACATAAGAAATGTAATCCAAAGATATTTTGGGGAACTGCATATCACATGTACTATTGTTATAGATTTTTAGAAAGTAGATGGATAAACAAAACTAAGAAATTGAATAGAATAGTATATCAAGAAGAAATCATAACGGAAGATGTAGTTGATGAATATGATATAGAGTTAGACCAAACATTAGAGAATGCACATAAAGAAGTAGTGGATGAACTACAAAAGTTATCCGGAACAAAGATGTGGGCACCTGCAAAGATATTTGAATTGTATTGGATGTCGGACAAAACTCTTGATGAAGTAGCAAATGATATAAAGATAAGTAAGAGTACAGTATTCCTTTCAGTTAAGAAGATAAGGAAGTATATGGAAACAACATTAAACAATCCTTTTAAGTAAGTTATATGGCATTATGGAATGTAAAGTTTGACCATGTAAATGGAGAGAATAGAGTGTGTAAACATTGTGGAGTTACTTTTCACACAATTAAACCTAGATATAGTTGTAGTCCATGTTTGAATGCAAGGCAAAAGGTAATAGAACAAAAGAAAAGAAGTAGATACGAAAAGAAAGAACCATACCCATATCAAGGACCTAACCACGATTACCACCAAAGATTTTATCCTCTAAGGGCAAAACTACATAAGATGAAAGTAAGAGAGGAATGGCAGAAATACTTTACGGAAAGATTAGATGAGATATTTAACGATGCAGTCCTAATGAAATGGATAAATGATAGGAGAGATAAGGAAACTGCAGATGCAAGACAAGTAAAGAGTAAAAAAAGTATTACAAAGGAATATCCAAATCATCATGACTACTACGAATACTAATATAGATTATCAATATGTGCATCTTAACTTTGACTGGACTTGGATAAAGGATAAACAAATTTATTTAAGAGGTAATAAGAGAGCAGGTATGTTAGTTATAGTAGATGCAGAAGGAAACACAGTTGGAATGTATGGATACGAAGAAATAACATGAAACGAGATAAAGAAATTATAACCCTATTGATTGCATATATCCTCACCATTGGATTAACTATTGCATGGGAGGTGTTTACTAACAAATAAAGTAAGAGGTGTTTTTAATATAGTAAAATACAATTAAAATACTATGGCATTCGTTAAAGGAGATAAAAGAATAAATGCAAACGGCAGACCGAAAGGTGCATTGAATAGAACCACAGAGCAAATGAGGTTGACTATAAATCGTGCAGTAAACAATACACTATCCACAATACAGCAAGACTTAGAAGAACTAAAAAAGAAAAACCCAGAGAAAGCTTTAGAGTTATCAATGAGGTTAATGGAGTATGCGATGCCAAAGATGAGAAGCATAGATGTAAAAGGAACAATGGAAGTCAATGCAAAGATACAATCAATCAACCTAAATATATTAGATGGAACTAAACATCAACACATCAAAGACATATAGGGATATTGAGGATAGCAAAAAGATTTGTATACTGCAAGGTGGTACAAGGTCAAGTAAAAGTTATTCTGCTTTGCAATGGATATTAGTGCATTGTTTAATGGAGCCTAACATAGTAGTATCAGTAGTAAGAAAGTCTTTTCCATCTATGCGTGTTAGTATTATGAGAGACTGGCAAACGATACTTAAACAATTAGAGATATGGTCTGATGAGAATTGGTCTGCAACTGAACACATATATACATTTGACAATGGTAGTATGGTAGAGTTTATGTCAATTGATAGTAGTGAAAAGAGAAAGGGTAGTGCAAGAGATTATTTATTTATAGATGAGTGTAATGAATTAAGTAGAGAGGATTACTTTCAGTTATTTATTAGAACACGCATCAAAACTATTATTGCATATAATCCATCGTTTGGAACTAACCACTATATCTTTAATGAAATACAAACACACCCTGAAAGCAGTTTATATATCTCAACCTTCTTAGACAACCCATTCTTAGAGAAAAGTATTATAGATGAGATTGAAAGATTAAAGTATGTTAACCCTGAATACTATAAGATATATGGATTGGGTTTACCAGGCAATAATGTAGGAACTATATTCAGTGCAGAGTTAGTAGAGGAGATACCCGATGAGGCAGAGTTTGTTGCATTCGGTATGGACTTTGGTTTTAGTATTGACCCTACGACATTGATTGCAGTATATAAGTGGAGAGAGAACTTATACTTTGAAGAACTGCTATATAAGAAAGGTTTAGTGACAAGTGAGATAGTAGCAGAATTAAAATCATTAGATGTAGAGAGAAATCCAATATGGGGTGATAGTGCAGAAGGTAGATTGATAGAAGAGATATATAGAGCAGGTTTCAATATAAAGCCTGTTAAGAAGGGTAAGGATAGTATTAAAATGGGAATTGACATAAT